AGAATTAACCACAAACTCAGGTTCAACTAAGTTACCAAAGATTCCTATTGTTGCACTTGCTTGGGCTAAAGCAATTGAAGAGCGTGGAGAAGACGGTGGTGTTAATGTTAGCAGCCAATACGCAGTAGCAAAGCAGGCGCTAGCAGACAGGATTGCTGTAGAAGCAAACCGTAGACCTGATGAGTTCTCTTTCTACTCAATATAATGCCCAACAAACCACTACAGTCTACTTCTCTTACCTCCCCTGGCTTCTTTGGTTTAAACACCCAAGACTCAGGGGTGGACATGAGTCCTAACTATGCTTTGATTGCACGCAATGCAGTCATTGATAGGTTTGGACGTATTGGTGCTCGTAAAGGCTGGCAGTATAGAACATCTTCTGGCGGTACATCGTCAAATCCTCAAGTAGTAGCAGAGTTTGATAACCACGATGGCACTTTCAGCATTCTGTCATTTGGTAATAATAAGTTGTTTGTTGGTGAAACAACGATGACAGAGAAGTTTGTCAGAAACTCTAATAACAGTGCCAATGCAACTTATACTATCACAGCTAACGATTGGCAAGTCATACCAGCACAGTACAGCAGTGGGGTAAACTACTCTGCTCATGCTGTTATTGTCCAATCTGGTCACAAGCCTCTTGTATATCATAAGTTGCCTACTAGTGGCGGCGCTGCTCATGCACACAACAGTGACTATGGCTTTCAACAGTTAGCTGATGTTGGCTCTGTTCCTAGCAGCTATAGTGGTACTACCTTCTTACCTAAGTGCGGTATCGGTGCTTTTGGTCGGATGTGGTTAGCCAACATAAGTGGCACTGATAAGCTGACAGTGTACTATAGCCGTCTTTTAGATCCTACTGACTTTACTGGCTCTGGATCTGGTGTTATTAACTTAGAAAAGGTTATTCCTGGCGAAGACTCCATCGTTGCTCTCGCCGCACATAACAACTTTCTAATTATATTTTGCACAAACCATATTGTAGTGTATAATAGTGCTGATAATATCAGCAACATTGCTCTGCAGGATGTGATTGTTGGTGTTGGCTGTATCGCTAGAGACTCAGTACAGAAGATTGGTACAGACATTCTGTTCCTATCCAACAGCGGTGTTCGTAGTCTAGCACGGACGATTCAGGAGAAGTCTGCTCCTGTGCGTGACATTAGCCGTAATGTCCGTGACCAGTTACTAGACTATCTTACCACTGAAGATCTGACAAAGATTCGCAGTGTTTACTTTGAGGTAGAGGCATTTTATCTGCTGACATTGCCTTTTTCTGATTTTACTTATTACTTTGATGTCCGACAGTTCCTGCAAGATGGTTCTGCAAGAGCGACTATTTGGGACAACATCAATCCTGGTGGCCTTTGTTCTACACATGACCGCAGATTGCTGTTAGGAAAGACAAATGGAATTGCTCGCTATACAGGCTATGTCGATAACGCATCAACATATACTTTTTCTTATTATACTCCTTATCTTGACTTTGGGTCCCCGTCTGTAATCAAGATGCTAAAGAAGATAGGTATTGTAACTGTTGGTGCTTCGTCTACAACATTTGATATTAAGTGGGCCTTTGACTATGCCACTAACTATCAAGTAGCACGAGTAACAACCCCTGCTGCTGATGTTTCTGAATATGGCATTGCAGAATATGGAATTGCTGAATATTCATCTTCCATAACGATTGAAAACCTAAAGAAACAATTATCTGGAAATGGTAATGTGGTCCAGATTGGTATCGATGCTGAAGTAAATGGTTACCCAGTATCAGTTCAAAAACTTGACATCTACGCCGTAACTGGAAGGACGATTTAATATGTCAGACTATGTAAAGACTACTAATTTTACAGCGAAAGATACGCTGACCACAGGAGATCCTGCAAAGGTTGTTCGTGGATCTGAAATTGATACTGAATTTGCCAACATTGCTACCGCTATAGCAACTAAGGCAGACAAAGCCAGTCCTACATTCACTGGCACTGTCACGGCAGGCACAGTATCGGCTGGCGCTGTAACGGTGACAAGCCTCACCAATAGCGGCGACTATACTGGTACGATCAGTGGAGGTACATACTAAAATGGCTATTACGGCACAACAAGTAACAGAGTTTCTTCAAGCCAACCCTGGACTTTCTGATGCTCAGATTGCTTCATTAGCAAATCAGTATGGCGTATCCTCATCGATGCTGTCAGAAGCAACTGGCGTACCTATAGCGCAAATTGAACAGCGTGCTGTAGCTGCTGGTACTTCAATTACCGCTGGCGGTACTGGAATGATGACTGCCGCTGTTCCTACAACAACTACACAACAGCCAACATCTGCTACTACTACTGGTAACGCAGGCCAATATGGTTATCAGAATGGTGCTCCTGTTCTGAATGCTACTGTAGCAAAGTCGTTACTTGGTAATGAGTTTGATAAAAGCATTGACATTGGTGAGAATAATAACTTAGGTTGGGGTACTAATTCTAAGTATCAGGGAAAAATTCTTACTGGTGCTGGCCTTTATGGTGTTCGTGGCTCCAACGAAGAAGTTCAAAAGATTCTTGCTGCTGGTGAGACATTTAAACAACTGCAAACACAAGGTAAAGTAATTTCCGCTACTGATCCTGAAACTGGAACAGTTACTTATCGTATTCAGTCTGGTATTGATCCAGAATCTGGTTCTCCTGCATACACTGATGCTCGCAATCTTTTTAATACTGCAACATCAGAAGAAAACTTTAATGCAGACGACAATATTAGAAAGTGGCAAGATTACTCTGCTAAACTGACTGATGCTGCTCAGAAACTTGGAATCAATCCAAATCAACCATTAACTAATCTTTTAAATGAAGTTAATGCTAAAGATACACGAATTGCCGTTGTAGGACGCACACAGTATTGGGATCCAGCTAAGACTAACGGTGTTGGCGGTCAGGGTGGTCCTCAACACGCTGCTGTTGTGTATCAACAAGTAGGGGACAAGTTAGTGCCTGCCTCTACGGTGCAGACATTTGACTTCAAAGATCCTAATACGACTCGTGGTTTCTTTGGTGACATCATTGGCAGTGTAGCAGAGATTGTTTCTATTCCGCCTATTTCAATGGCGCTATCAGCCTTTGGTGCTCCTTATTTGGCTACCACATTGACAAGTCAGTTCGGACTGTCTGATGTTGCAGCTAAAACCATTGCTAATGGCCTAATTGCTGGAACCACGACAGGTGTAATCACTGGGGATGCTGAGAAGGCTCTAATTGCTACTTTATTAGCATCTGGCGGAACTTATGCTACCAATTCAGGACTTGCTGGAGATTCTCTAGATAAAATTGGCCTTGGTGAATATAAGTCTACTCTTGGATTGCTGAACACAGAGCAGGTTAATCAAGTTCAAGATGTTACAAAGACAGCAGAATACTTAAAATCAATAAACGGTAATGATGTTGCGGCTATTCAGCGTGGTTTGATTGATTATGGTGTCGATCCAGCGTTGGCTGCAAGCACCGCTAATCAAGTTGTTTCTGGAATTCCAACAACTCAAATAGCGCAAGATCTTGCTGTATTTGCTTCTCAGCCACAAGGCCTATTTACTGGCGGTACTGGCGCTACTGGTGGACTGCCAACAACAGCAACCACGACAACTCCAGGCACGACACCAACTACTCCAGCAGGCGCTACCGCCGCTGGTGCAACTACTGCCGCTGCTGCTGGCACTACTGCAGGTACAGCCGCTGGTACTACGGCAGGGACTGTAGCAGGTACAGCCGCTGGTACTACGGCAGGGACTGTAGCAGGAGCCGCCGCTACAGGAGCAGCCGCAGGAATGCTAACTAACGCTGCTGGCAACATATTAAGCAACCTTACAAGTGGTAATACTTTACAAAATTTATTAAAAACTGGCATAGATTTTGCTACTGCATCTAAGATTGCTTCTGATCTGGAAGCAAGGGCAGGTCAGATTCAACAACAGGCAGTATCGGCTGGTCAGGCAGCACAGGTTCCATTTACACCTTATACCGTTACAACAGGTATGGGAACCTCTACGTTGACTCCTACGGGGGCAACAATGACGGCTACTCCAGCCTATCAACAACTTCAGCAACTGGCTCTACAGCAGGCACAGGCGGCTACAGGGGCAATCAATCCTGCACAGGCTGCTCAGACCTTGTATGGTCAGATTGAGGCATTGGCCGCTCCTGGCCGTGTTCGTGAGCAAGAAACGCTGTTGCAAGGCCTACAGGCTCGTGGTTTAACTGGCTTTGGTCAGAACCTACCTACCGTTGGTGGTCAGGTTAGGACTGTCAATCCGCTGTTTGAGTCGCTCTTGTCTGCACAAGAGACTGCCAGAGCACAGCAGGCACTACAGTCGCAACAGTTTGGTACTCAGGAAGCAATGCGGATGCAACAACTTGGTGCTGGTCTACAGACACAAGCACAGAATGTTGATGTTCAGCAACTTAATCAGTTGTTGCGTGCTCAAGGCCTATCGCAAGATCAGATCAATCTTGCTCTCCGTAATGCAGAGGCACAGCGCCTATCAACCCTAAGTGGTTTACAGTATTCAACACCACTACTGACAAGTGCCGCTAATATTAGATCTGGTCAGACTGCTAATGTTGGACAAGCAGCACAAGGAATGTTAAGTAATATATTTACATCTGCTATTCCAAGTATTTTTTCTACTCAGTATAATACTATACCTGGAAGTCAGCAAACAAATATGTTAATGCAGCAAGAAGGCATTTTTAGATCATAAGGAATTGACATGGCAGATCAAAACATAGTACAAACCTTATTTGGTTTTACTCCTCAGAATGTTCAACAGCAGATGATTTCTGCTGGAGATCAACAAGCTATGGAGTTGGCGAAGTTATCTCGTGGTCCTGTTGCTGCTTCTGAGTTTTATGGGCTTCGTGCTGCTGGTCGTGTTGGCACTAATCCATTGTTTACTCAAAATGCCCCGCAAGTACAAAAAGCAGGCCAGCTTCAACAAATAATTCAGCAAGTGCAGTCTAGTGGTGTTGATATGTCTACGCCTGACGGCCTTATTGAACTAGCTAACGCCTTAAATACAAATCCTGAGTTTTCTGGCATGGCTGTTGCTATTCGTCAGGAGGCAAACAAACTTGCTCAAGAAAAATCTAAATTTAGTATGGAGATGGCTTTAAAAGGATCTCAAATAACAGAAAATATTGCTAAGGCTGGTCAGGCGGAACAAGGAAGACTGACAGAACGTCAGAATGCTCGTTTTGTTGATCTATCAACTCAGAAAAGACTTAGAACACTTTCTAAAGAAGAGCAAGCAGAACTTGATTCATTAAGAGAAATAATGACTATCAAGAGTCCAAAAGGTACAAATATAGACATTGGATCTGCTTTTGATAAAGCCTTTGCTGCAACAGAAGGAAAAGAAGCTGCTGCGGCATGGGCACAGGCTGGTGATGCATACAGGTCATCATTACCGTTGTTGCGTCAGATTGATACAGTTGAAAGAATTGTGCCTAATGCGTTTACTGGTAAGTTTGCAGAAGGTAAGCTTGGGCTTTCTAAGGCATTAGGCGCTATTGGAATACCAATTAGCGATAAGGCGTCTGATACAGAATATATCAGTGCAATTTCTTCTAAGTTAGTCCAACAAATTGCCAAGGCCTTCCCTGGATCTTTGGCTGTAAAAGAACTGGATCAATTGGTTAAGAGTAAGCCAAACATTGCACAAGAGGCTCCTACAATTATGAGGTTGCTTGGGGATATTCGTGATGAGTTAATTGAACAAAAAATTACTTACGAAAAACTTGATGCGCTACCAAAAGAAACACGTTATAAAACTAATAAAAATATTATTCAAGGACAGATTGGTAGTAAACTTGCTCGTTATCGTGAAATTCAACGTAAAGCTGCTTCTGGCACAGCAACTGCAACTGAGGCAAGAGAAGGTATTGAAATTCAAAAAGAACTGGGGCTATAGACATGGCTGTTGATCTTGAACAGTATCTTAAAAATTTAGAAGCGGCTGGTGGTCAAACAATAGGCCCTGGTCCTGGCACTGCTGCAGTTAGGCAACAAGAAAAAAGAACAGCGGCAGACATTGGATTAGCACTTTCTCCAGTACCAGATATTCGTGGTCCTGGTGGCATTACATCGACTTTATCTATTCTTGGCGGTATTTATCCAGCATTTAGGCCAATTGCAGCGGCAGAACGAGTAGCTGCGCCATTACCTGCTGCTGTAAGGCCATTTGTCCCTTCATTGTTTGGCTCCACAGTAGGAACAGTAGCTGGAACGGCAATTGAGGCGTTAGGAGGGGAAGCAACACCCTCTCAGTTTGGTAGCCAGTTAGTTAGAAATATTGCAGAAAACGCATTATGGGATGTTGGGGGTAACTTGATTGTTACTGCTGGTGGTAAAACCTTTAAAGTAGCTAAAGATTTATTTAAATCTGGGTCTTCACAAAGCGTTGATCCTCGTGTTGCTGCTCAAGAGTTTTTATCCAATCGTGGAGCAACTTTAACAAGATCTCAGCTTACTGGCGATGAGATTGCTAGATCTGTTGAAGAAGTTGCCAAAGGTGGTTTTGCTGTTGGTGCTTTTAGACAACAACAAGCTGGGGTAGAGCAAGCTGTGTCTAAAGGAGTTCAAGAAGTTAAAGATACTCTTCAAACTTCTGATGCGTTTAAGCAAGCACTACTGACAGAAGAGCCATTTACTCGTGCTGCTGGAGAAAACTTCCAAGAACTTATAAATACAGCAAGGGTTGCATTTAAAGATCGCTATCGGCCATTTTATGAAAGCCTTACAAAAGACAATGGGGTATTTGTTGATCTTCGTGGGATTAAAACACAGGCACAGCAGGAATATGATCGTTTAGCAAAATCTAAATTTGCTGGTGCAAGTGCTGACCGTAAAACAGTTTTGGAAGATATTCTTAAACAGGATGACTTTGTTGATTTTGGAACAGCACATGATATAAGAAGTAACTTTTCTGCTGCCGCTAGTGATCTTCAACAGCCAGGTAAAGGAACTACCACCAAAGGCGCTGCCTACACTAAATACTCAAGTCAAATTGAACAGGCAATGGACAGTGCTGTATCTGTTACTAAAAGCGTTCCTGGAACAACAGGCACATTTAAAACTCCAATATCAGAAGCAACTATTAAAGAATACAACAGAGTTAAGTCATTATACAAGCAAGGCAAGAATTCATTGTATAACGAAACTATTGTATCTGCAATGGAGCTTCAGCCTTCTAAAGTTGGAGCATTTTTAGCAGATTTGTCAGAATCTGAAAAGTTTACTGATCTATCTAAAGCAATTTCTGCTGTTGATGAATATGTAAAAAAACAAGGAATACAATCTGCTACTTTACTAAACGATGTAAAATATTCTTTTATAGAAAAGAATTTGTCTACTCCTGAGAAAACAGCAGCTTTTGCTAGAAAACTTGATGAAGATGCAGATTTAAAAGCATCGTTTTTCAAACTTTTTAGATCTGAAGCGCCTGCACTAAAACAAGTTTTAAATGCTGCAGACATTGGACTTGAAAGCGGCGGCTCAAAAGCAACTTATCTTAGAAATAGACTTATTGGCGCTGGTGTAGGCGCTGGTAGTGTTATTGGTTATGTAGCATTGCCTGAAGACGTACAGAACAGGATAGAAGATAAAATACCTGAAGCTGTGTCTGCTGCTGGTGCTTTAATTCTGACTCCTAAACTTATTGCCAAAGCATCAACTAGCCGCCAAGCAATGGACGCTCTTGCTGGCCTTGCAAAAGCAAGCCAACAGCCTAAAGTTGGAGGCGCTGTCGTTGCAAAACTTGTAGATCAATTAAATAAATCTGGCATCATTGACGTAGATTATATTAACGAAATAAATTCTATATTTAATCCTCCATCAGCACAACAACCAACTACGCCTTCAAATAAAATAAATCTAGAAGACTATTTAAAAAATCTAGAGCAACAACAACCAGCAGAGTAAATATGTCTGATCCAGCAGCCACCGCAAGAGCTGCGCTAGGGGGTATCAAAGAAGCCGTTGCTGTAGGCCGTGAAATAAAGGAAACAGCAAAAGAAGTAAATGCTTTCTTGGACGAGGAAGCAAAGGCTCGTGTTGCCTGGAAGCGCAAACAACAACAGATTGAACGCCGTGGAGACATGATGTTCATGAACGCCTATGAGGAATATAAAATCATTAGGCAGATTCGTGAAGCAGAAGCGGATATGTACCGACAAATAGAGCAACAATACGGTAAATCTGCTGTCTCCGAAGTTAAATCTCTTATAACACAGATGCGTAAACAACATC